TTGAACCAGAGCCGCTGCCGGATCAGCGGCTTCCACGTCCGCCGCCTCACGGCCGGCGGCTCAGGACCAGTTGTCATCGCGGCAGAACCAGAGCGCCAGGATGCCCACCGGCCCGGCGAGCAGGCCGATGAACGCCCCGTCCGTCGCGTGGCGTGACCGGGCGCCGATGAAAGCCCCGGCAATGCCGCAGCTGACGGACAGGACGGCGATAGCGGCGACGATCATTTGCGTGCCCCCTTTGCCTGAAGAATAACGCAGGAACGCGAGAGGATCCCGTTTGATCATCCACTATGACGGCCAGGACTACCCGTTCACCCTTGACGACGTGACGGTGAAGCAGGCCCTGAAGATCGAGAAGTTCATGGGCTGCTCGTTCGCCGACTGGGGGAAGAAGCTGCAGGACGGCGGCGACCTGCGCGCCCGGCAGGCCCTCGGCTGGCTGATCCTGCACCAGGGCCGCGACGTGCCGATCGAGGACACCGACTTCAAGCTGGTCGCGCTGGGCGAGGCCCTCGACGCGGCGTTCACGGCGGAAGCGGCCGCTGAGGCGGAGACCGCCGGCCCGGTCCCTACCGCCGCCGTCTCGAACGGCCAGATACCGGCGGCGGCGGTCTCATCCCAGGAGAGCTAGCGGCGATCCTCGGCCGGGACCTGGCGGCGACCCGCGCCCGGCACCTGTTCGACCTGGCGAACCTCTGCTCCGTCCAGCCCCCGGACACCTACGTCCTGACGGTGTCGGATTTCGGGCAGCTGATCTCCGGCATCAGGGCGTACCGGGCCGCGCAGCGGTCATCGGTCCCGCAAGCGTGAAAGGGAGGCGCCGTGCCGATCGAGGGACCGGGACGCGAGCAGCTGCGCACGCTGGCGGCACGCCTGAAAGAAGCAGGCGCTGAGGGGCAGGGTTTCCGCCGGGAACTGATAAGGCAGCTCGGCGAGGCCGTGAAGCCGCTGGCCCGCGACATCGCCGACCCGGTGCGCCTCAAGCCGTACATGCCGGACCGGTACGCCGCGGTGCTGGGCGCTGACCTGTCCGTCGGCACGCAGCGGCTGCTCGCCGGCCCGTCGCCGCGCATATCCATCGTCGCGAAGGGCCGCATGCACAGGCGGAAGGTAGCCCTGCTCGAGGACGGGTTCATCAACCACCCGGTGTTCGCCCGCGGCCCGCGCCGCAAGTGGGACTGGGAGAACAGGCAGACGGGCGGCATGAAGCCGGGCTGGTTCAGCGACCCGTGCGAGAAGGCGGCACCGGACATCCGCGAGCACGTGGCCGAGGCGATGGCCGAGACGGACAGGAAGATCACCGGTGGCCGCTAACGAGAGCCTGCGCTTCGACATCACGGCCAACGACCGTGCGTCTGACGCGTTCTCGAAGTTCGGCCGGTCCGTCTCCGATGTGTCCGCCAAGATGGACGGCGCCACCGCACGGTCGATTTTCCTCGACGACGCGCTCAAGCGCCAGGCGGAGACGGCGAAGCGCAGCACGGACGCGACGCTGAAGCTGGCGGCGTCCGACAAGATCCTGGACGAGGTTGAGCGCAGGCTGGCCGACGGCGCGCTCGAGGCCGAGTTCGCGCTGAAGCGGGAAGCCGACGCGAAGAAGAAGTCGGGCGACGCCGCGGTGACGGCGGCGGCGAAGAACAAGACGTTCGCCGACTCGCTCAGCAACATCGCGAACAAGACCAGGAGCGGCGGCGGCCCGGCGTGGCTGGGCCCGGCGCTGCTGGCGGCCGGGCCGCTGTCCAGCGTGGCCGGGGTGGCTGCGGGCGCGACCCTGGGAATCGCCGGGGCGGCCGTCGCCGGGGCAGGCGCGCTGGCGGCGTTCGGGGCGGTCGCCAAGCCGGTCCTCGCCGATGCGCTCAAGGCATCGCAGGCCGTGAACACCGCGCAGAACAACTACAACGTCGCCATCGCCGCCGGCACGAAGCAGGCGGTCGCGTACAAGGCCGAGCAGATCGCGATCGGCAAGGCGTACGCGGAACTGTCCCCGCAGCAGATCGCCCTGAGCAAGCAGCTCGGGAGCATGGCGGACGCGTGGGACAACCTGAAGGCGGCGGAGACGCCGGTGGTGGCGGGGGCGCTGCAGCCGTGGCTGAAGTCCGTCACTGACCTGACCGGCAAACTGGCCCCGATCATCGCCAAGGTGTCCCCGGTGATCAGGGATCTCGGCACCCAGTTCGATCACCTGGTCAACTCCGCGGCGTTCAAGGGGTTCCGCGATTTCGTCGCGAACACCGGCTCGAAAGTAGTCGGCGCGGTCGGCAGCACGCTGATCGACTTCGTGAAAGCGCTGATGATCCTGCTGCCGAAGTTCAACCCGCTGATCATGACGATGACCGGCGGGATAGCGGCGCTCGGCCCGGCGGTGCTGAAGTGGGCGTCGTCGAAGAAGACCGCCGATGACATCACGAAATTCATGGACTGGTTCCACGCGAACGGCCCGGCCGTCGGGCACCTCCTGGCGAGCATCGGCGGGGCGCTGAAGGCGCTGGCGCCCGGCCTCGGTCCCGCGTCGATCACGGAGCTGAACATTATCTCCGGGTTCTTCGGGCTCATCGCGAAGCTGCCGGCGGCGGTGGCGAAGCCGCTGCTCGAGGTGGCCGGGGCGCTGCTGATCCTGAACAAGCTCGGCGTCATCTCCGTCGGGGTGAAGATTGTCGGCGCGGCAGCCAAGTGGCTGACTGGCGGAGTGGCGGAGCTGGGCGGCGGGGCAGCCGCGGGCGCTGAGATCCGGGCTGCCATGGTCAGCGGCGGGGTAGCTGCCGGTGCTGAGATCCGGGCTGCCATGGCTGGCGGGGCGGCAGCCGACGGCGCGGCAGTCGGGGGCGGCGAAGCGGTGGCGATGAAGGGGGCAGCCCCTGCTATCGGCACGCTGATCGGGCTGGCTGTCGCCGCTCAGGTCGGCGGCTTCCTGGCGTACAGGCAGTTCAGCAACCTGTTCAGCTCAGGCGTGAAGGGCTCCAGCGCTGCCGGCCAGTTCGGCAGTTCCGGGCAGTCGGCTCCGCTCGGTGCCGTACTCGCCGGGACCGGGACCAATACGGCAGCGAAGCTGACAGCAGATCTCGCACCCGCGAATGCCCTGCTCAAGAGCCTGGGCTATAGCCAGTATGCGATCGGCCTGATTAACAAGGCCATACTCAAGCCGGGGTCGGATGTCGGCAAGGTGGACGCGCTGATCTACCAGCTGGGCGGCACCCAGGCGGACATACTCGCGGTCAACAAGCTGATAGTGAAGCCAGGCAGTGACGCCGTCAATATCGACAGCCTGCTGAAGAAGATCGGCCTGACCCCGCCGCAGATAGCCAGCGTCAACAAGCTGAAACTGAAGCCCGGCGACGACCAGTCCAACGTGGACGCGATGCTGAAGAAGATCGGCCTGACCCCGCCGCAGATAGCCAGCGTCAACAGGATGATCCTGAAGCCGCATTCCGACACGAGTCCGGTTTCTGCACTGCAGCGGGCCATTGACAGCCTGCACGGGAAGACCGTCAACGTCCTCATGCACGCGGCTGGCAGCGGCAGCATTTACTTCAACGAGACCACCGGGGTCGGCGGCTCCGTTACGGGCGGCCTGAAGTTCATGGCCCGCGGCGGCACGGGGCCGGCGCTCGCGGTTGTCGGCGAGCAGGGCCCGGAGCTGGTCTCGCTGCCCCCGGGGGCGCGCGTCTACTCCCACGGCCAGTCGGCCGCCATGATCCCCGGCATTCCCGGTTTCGCGGCCGGCGGCTACGTGCCCAACTACGCCGGCGCGGTGAACTGGATGGGCGGCAGCGAGTACGGCTTCGGCAAGTCAGTCGAGAACAGCTACGCCGTCAGGCTGATCGCGCAGCTGAAGGCCGCGGTGCAAAAGGCGGCGACCGCGGTGAATACGGGCGGCGTGTATCTCGGTCCCGGCAGCGGGAACTACGCGGCGGACATCACCACGGTGCTGAGGCAGCTGGGCCTGCCGCTATCCCTGGTCGGCAACTGGCTCACCCAGATCCAGACTGAGTCCGGCGGCAACCTGGGCGCGGTCAACCGGACCGACAGTAACTGGCTGGCCGGCCATCCGTCGGTCGGGCTGCTCCAGCTCATCCCGTCCACGTTCGCCGCCTTCGCCGGGCCGTACCGGAACACCCCGCCGCTGGTCAACTACGGCGGCGGGACGGTATCGGAAAACCCGATGGCGCAGATCTACGCAGCCATCCGCTATGCGGCGACCAGGTATGACGGCGCCGCGATGGCCAGCGTGATCGGCCACGGCCACGGCTACGACCAGGGCGGCTACCTGCCGCCGGGCCTGTCGCTGGCCTGGAACGGCACCGGGCGACCGGAGCCCGTCGGGCCTGCGGCCGGCAGCACCTACAACATCACGGTGAACGTGCCGCCGACGGTCAACCCGAAGGACGCCGGCCGCCAGGTCGCCGCGCTGCTCGGCGCGCACATCAAGAGCGGCGGCCGGATCTACCCGGCCGGGGTGACGCCGAGGTGACCAGCCCGCTGCCGGTGCTGCCGCAGATCATCGTCGAGGCGGCCATCCAGCCCGACACCCCGACGCAGACCAGCACCACACTGATCCTGAACGACGCCGTCCACGGGAAGCTGGACACCGGCACCCTCGGCACCGCGATCACCTGGGCGAACATCTCGCCGCAGGTCATCTCCTTCACCGTCACGAGGCCGAGCACCCGGCTGCTGGGACCGCTGTGGAACTACCAGGCGGCCACCGCGTCGATCCTGCTGGACAACTCCGACGGCCGCTTCGACCCGGACAACCTCGCGGGCCCGTACGTGCTGGCCGGCGTCTCGCAGCTGGCCGCGATGGTGCCGGTACGGATCCGCGCCGTGTTCGCCCCGGTGACGTACCCGCTGTACTCGGGGTTCGCCGACGGGTGGCTGCCCGGCACCGTCACCTACGAGGGCGGCTACGCCGAGATCACCCTCCCGGCGACCGACGCGTTCAAGGTGCTGGCCGGGATCTTCCTGCCGGCGGTGACCATCGAGGGTGTCGGGGCGGCCACCGGCACCCGGATGGCCGACATCCTCAGCCGTGTCGGCTGGTACACCTCCGGGGAACGCCGCGTCATCTCCGCCGGGAACAGCACCCTGCAGGGCACCACGCTGGGCGACACGGCGCTGAACCTGATGCAGATCGCCGCCGACAGCGAGATCGGGCAGCTGTACGTGAACGGGTCCGGCGCGATCGTGTTCCGGGCGCGCCACGACCTGCTCACCGACACCCGCAGCAACACGCCGCAGGCGGTGTTCGGGGACCTGCCCGGCACGGTGCAGTCCGCGGGCACCGAGCTCGCCTACGCGGCGCCGGGGCGCGCGAGCGATGACACGACGATCGGCAACGACATCCAGGCCACGCGCGTGGGCGGGACGCTGCAGGAAGTGCAGAACGCGGCGTCGATCGCGAAATACCTGTTCCCCCGCACCTACGCCCGCAGTGACCTGATCCTGCAGAACGACTCCGACGCGCTGAACTGGGCGCAGTGGGTGCTGTACATCGCCGCGACGGGCGAGGACCGGTTCGAGACCCTCGCCGTCGACCCGGCCGCCGACCCGTTCAACCTGTGGCCGCAGGTGCTGGGCCGGGAGATCGGCGACCGCATCCAGATATGGCAGCGGCCAGCGTCCGTCGCGACGCCGGTATCGAAGGATTGTTTTATAACCGGCATCACCCACACCTGGGACTCGGTGAGCTCAGCGTGGCTCACCACATGGACGCTGCAGGACGCCTCGAAGTACGGGTCATTCCTCACCCTCAACAACCCCACGCTCGGGAAGCTCAACTCAAACGCGCTGACGTTCTAGGGCTTCCACTCCTGGCGGTAGTCCGGGTGGTCGCTCCAGACCGTGGCGAGGTCCAGGACGCAGGACTCCCACATGTCTGCGTGGTCCGGGCCGCCCCACCGGCTGTCGAGGATCGCCCGCTTGGCCGCGACCTCCCGCAGCACCCGCGCCGGGTAGTAGCAGTCGCACCAAGACGTGTCGAAGTCGCCATCGCGGTCGACCGAACTGCACGTGCGCGGCAGGTGAACCTCGTCCGCCCCGGCCTCGTCCTCGTCCAGCCGCGCCTTCACGAACGCGATCAGGTCATCCATCCGCACATCATCTCACCAGCGTCCGCGAGGAGAACTGAATGCCGATACCCACGTGGTCAGTTGGCCAGGTGCTTGCCGCTGCCGACGTGAACAGCTGGTTCGTGGATCTCGCCGCGTTCAAGGCCGCCAACACGGTCCGCAACAACGCCACCCAGACCGCCGACCCGGACCTGGTGGTCTCCCTCGCCGCCAGCGCCAGCTACGACGTCCGCTGCCAGCTGCTGTACACCGGCATCATCAACTGGTCGTTCACCGTCCCGGCCGCCAGCACGGGCAGTTACGGCGCCACCTACAACGTGGGCGGCACCGGCTACACCAGCGTCGCGAACGGCTGGACGACGACCGGCTCCAACGCCGCGGCGGCCGCCCAGCAGGTCATCATCGAAGGCTGCATCTTCACCAGCGTCACCGCCGCGAACCTCACCCTCATGTGGGCGACCAGCGGCAGCGCGACGCTCATCAACGGCTCGAAGCTGCTCTGCAAGCGGGTCGCCTGACCATGACGATGCTGTCGGCGCTGACCTCCGGGCAGGCGTTCATGTTCGTCGCGCAGGTCACCGCCATCGACGGCGCCGGGACGCACCTGTCCCTGTTCGGCCCCGCCGAGGCCGCCGGCGGAACCGCGCTGATGGACCCTAACGGGGTGCTGACCGGGCAGCTGACCACCGCGGCGTCCGCGATCCCCGTCACCGTCGTCACCCAGTTCACCGCCGTCTCCGCCGGGGACGTGCTCAGCAGCAACGCCAGCGGGGAGACGATGGTCGCGCGGACGGTCACCGTGCAGCCCGACGGCACCTACCTCTGGTCGCCTGCGCCGTCGGGCGGCGTCGTGTACAAGACGGACGGCTGGACGGTCATCGGTCACGTGAATCTCTAGCAGCCGGGGGGAAGGTGAGCGTGACGGCCGCTGACGACCCCCGCGCGCCGGCCGACTGGCGGCCGGTACCCGACCCGACCACCCTGACGACCGAGCAGCTGCGGCGCGAGCTGTCAGCGCTGCGGGAGATCCTCACCGCCCGCCTCGACGGGATGGACCGGGCCACCTCCCTGCTGTCGGAAACCGTCAACCGCACCCCCACCGTCATCCAGACGGAGATCAGCCACGTCCGCGAGCTCGTGGAGGAGAAGTTCTCCAGCGTCGACCAGCGGTTCGACGAACGCGACGTCCGCACCGACCAGGCCGCCAAGGCGTCCAAGGAAGCCCTCGACGCCGCGCTGCTGGCCGCGAAGGAGCTGGTTTCCCAGCAGAACGAGGCCAACGCCGCCGCCGCCGACAAGGCCGAGCAGTCCACCATCAAGCAGATCGACCAGATAGGCATCCGCATCGACACGATGCAGAAGGCCCTCGACGACCGGCTGACCGAGCTGAAGGAGCGCATCGACCGGGGCGAGGGCTCCGACTCCGGCGCCGCGACGCGCCGCACCGAGCAGCGCCTCGACCTGGGGCAGCTCGTCGCCGTGGCCGCGGTCATCGTCGCCATCGTGTCCGTCGTCCTGTACGCGCTCAAGAAGTGAGGCTTAATGCCCGTCGAAACCAAGGTGAAGGCGTCCACGGCCGCCGCTGCCGTGTCGGGGATCGTGCTGTGGATCATCGGCCGGTACGCGTTCAAGGGCGGTGCCGTCCCCGACGTGGTGGCATCCTGGGTATACGTGGCCGTCCCCGCCGTGGTCACGTTCGGCGCGGGTTACCTCGCGAAGCACACGCCGCGGCCCGTGGCCGCCGCCGCGGGGCCGATCATCTCAGTGCAGGGAACGCTCACCGAAGCGCAGGTCGCTGAGATCAAGCGCCGGCTGGCCGCCGTGACGAATACCCCGGCGGAGAAGACCCTGATGCGTCCCGACGGGCCGGAGCCTCCCGCGGCGCCGGAACAGGAGGCATGAAAACAGTGAACCGCAACCAGGCTGCCATCGGCCTGCTGGCAGCAGCATCCCTCGCCGCCGGCCTGTTCATCATCGCGCAGGCCCCCGCGGGAGCCGCCCCCGCGCCCGTCGTCACATCCGTAACCCCGGCAGCCGACACGACAGGATCGCACGTGGTGGTGAGCGGCTCTAACCTCACCCTGCCGCCCGCCCTGCTGCCGACAGCGATCATGTTCGGCACCGTGAAAGCCGTGGTGAAAAGCTGCGCGCCGCTGACCGGCGCGGCGGCCAGCTGCACCGTGATCGTGCCGCCGCAGTGCCCCGGCGCCCCGAAGCGGGTGGACGTGCGGGTCATCACAGGCAAGCTTGAAAGCGCCGTGTCGCCGGGGGACGGCTTCACGTACACCGACAACGGCAAGCCGGGACCGTCCTGCCCGTCACCCGCACCGTCACCGTCGTCGTCCGCGTCCAGTCCGGGCGCGCCGCCGTCATCCGCGCCGCCTGCGGCACCTGCCCCCGCGCCTGTCTCCGGCGCCGTCCCCGTGACCGGCTGATGGCACTCCCCGACCTGTCGGTCCTCGCCCGGCACAAGGCCGTCCCGTTCGCGCCCGGCTACCCCTCGTCGCCGCTGACGTTCTACTCGCCAGTCGATGACGTGCACGCCGTCCTGGTTGAACTGATCAAGTCTGCGAACAAGTCAGCTGTAGTCGCCCTCTATGGGTGGGATGACGATGAGCTTGCCGCCGCGCTCCTGGAGAAGCTCGACAACGAGAACGTGTTCGTCCAGCTCACCCTCGACTCATCGCAGGCCGCCGGCACGCACGAGAAGGCGCTGCTCGCCAAGGACGCGTTCCCGTCCAACTCGGTCGCCATCGGCCGGTCGGAGAAGGGCGCCATAATGCATCTCAAGCTGGTGATCATCGACGGCCTGGATGTCATTACCGGGTCGACGAACTGGTCAGCGGGCGGCGAGGGCACCCAGGACAACCAGCTGACCGTGATCCGCGACCCGTACGTCGCCGCTGAGGCGCGGGCCCGCGTCGACATGATCCACACGCACATGCTCACCGCCGGCGCGAAACCGGCAGGGACAGCGATGTAGCGGGCCTGTACCTGAAACTCGATGAAAGGGCTACTCATGCGTAAATATCCCGCGATGCTGGCATGCGCCGCGATTGCCGCTGCCGCTTTCCTCGGAACCGCCCCGGCGCACGCGAACACCGCCAGCCCCGATTACCCGGCGATCCAGTACGGGACCGTCCACTCGTACACGACGGGCGGCAACGCTGATGTAAGCACAACGGACGGCGGTCTCAACTGGTGCTTTAACGGCAACTGCCGCGGCTCGACGACTCCGCTCAACCAGACCGGGCAAGTCCATTCATACACCACAGGCCTGTACGCGGCCGTCTACACGCACGACGGCGGGTACGACTGGGTCTACAACGGCTAGGCGGCCGGCATGACTGAACCGCTGCCCGGCTGCTACGGCGTGTCCCACGGCTCCGGCATGGTCGGCGAGCTCATCCGCCACGCGACGGAGAGCTGGGCGGGGCACGCGTTCCTGTACGTCGGCCAGGGCATGATCGTCGAGGGCGCGCCCCCGGCGACGCGGCTCGCCCCCGCTGCGTCCCACCCGGACGCGGTGTGGAACCTGGGCGAGAAGCTCAACGACACGCAGCGGGCCGCGATCGTCGCCCGCGCGCACGCCCTCGTAGGCGTGCCCTATGACTATGGGGCGTACATCGGGTTCGCGCTCGAGGTGCTCGGCCTGAAAAGCGGGAAGCAGCTGGAGCCGGTATTCAAGCGGGACACGTGGCGGGTGTGCAGCGCCGACGTAGCCGACGCGTACGCGTTCGCCGGCATCGACCTGACAGTCGGACTCAAGTACCCCAACTTGATCTCGCCCGCGGACCTTTACAACCGCATCGCCGCGGAGAACGGCACGCCGGCGGTAACCTAGGCGGCAAGGGAATCGGGTACAGGCCCGGGAGGCAGGCGCTTCCCGGGCCTGTTTTCGCATGTTAAGGAGCCATCGTGAGCGTCACCCCGTTCCGCGCCGGGCAGGTGCCCGGGGCGGCAGCAGAGCTGTACGCGATGCCGGAGGCCAGCACCGTCCGCACCCTGCTCGCCGACGTCAGCGAGTTCCAGCCGGACATCGCGGACGCCGCCTATCTCGCCTGGTCGAAGGCGATCGTCATCCGCGCCGCCTACGGCACCGCCCACGACGACAAGGCGTGGTACGGCGGGCAGCGCCGCGCGCTGCTGCACAGCGGAGGTGCCCAGTTCGTCGGCATCTACCAGTACCTGGTCGCCGGGCAGGACGGCGCCGCGCAGGCGAACGTGCTGCACGGCATCGTCGGCGCCCTCCGGAAAGGCGAGGTGCTGATCGCCGACTTCGAGGAAGGCGGCAAGCCGATGCTGACCGCCTGGTACAACCGGATGCTCCAGCTCGGGCATCCCGCCGAGTTCCTGTGGACGTACAGCGGCCTCAACTTCGGGCAGGCGAACGGGGCGCTGCCGGTGCAGTGGCTCGCCGCCTACCAGGGCGCCGAGCCTGCCAGCCCGCACACGCTCTGGCAGTTCACCAGCAGCTATCCGGTGCCGGGCGTCGGCCCCTGCGACTGTTCTGTATTCCACGGAAGCATCACGGACCTGGCCGCGCTCGCCTACGGAGGCACCGTGCCAGCACCAGCCCCTGCTCCGGCCCCTAAGCCGCCAGTGCCGCCGATTACCGGCACGCAGCCCGGCTGGCGCTGGTGCGACAAGTGCGAGTGCCTCGTCCACGGGCCCGGCGCGTGCGCCAAGGGCGGCCTGCACAACCTGGGCACCTGGTCCTACTCGCTGCCGTTCAGCCACCCGGTCGGGTGACCGTCGTCGCCCCACTCGAAGTCACCCGGGTCGCCTAGCCCGATCGACGCGAGGAAGTCGTTCTCCTCTTCGCATGTCGGCTCGTAGGGGCAGCAGTCACAGCAGATTTCGTTGGGACCGTCCGGGTAGCGATAGCCGCCGCCTGCCTCACCACTCATGATTGCTCCTCTTCCCGCCACGCTTCCTCGGATCTGGCGGCGGCGCGCAGTTCGGCGACCTGCTCATCGGTCAGCGGGTCGCTGTCGACGGCGATGTGACCGAAGTGGATAGCCGGGTCGCTCTCAGAGCAGCCCTCCAGGCCCGGGCCGCGCCTCGTCAGCGGGTTGAGCGCAGCGCGGAATACTAGCCGGCCGTCCTCAACGGACCATTTGCCGGTCAGCGCCGTCGTGAAGCGGCAGTGACCGCAGGTAGCCAGCGGGTTGTCTATCTCCAGCCTGTACGGGTCCATAACCCCGATCCTCCCACCGTCGCCGCGAGCTCTTCCGCCTCCAGTGCCGCCTGCTCGTCTCCGGCCGCCACCCGCAGCGTCAGCGCCAGCACATGCGTGGTCAGGCGCAGCAGCGCGGGCAGGCAGTCAGCATCCACGGGTCCTCCGGGGCGGATGGGGCGCGAGTGCGCTGCGCTGATTCTAGCTAAGCGGGCTGTCCCCAGGAGACCCATCGACCCACGGGAATGTCAGGGGCCAGCAGCCGAACGGGCCGCACGCCCACTGCTGCTCGGGCTCGGGAGGCGGGTCGAGCGGGGGCCGCGGGATCTCGTCATCGATGTACATGACGGCTGTCTTCTCCCTCCGGGCTGGCGGCGGGCGGTCGCCTGGAAGAAACCGCCCGCCGCTGCCGTGAAAGAGCGGAAAAGGCTGCTGAACTTTTCCTTTGCATCCGGCGGTTACCGGCTGCGTTCGCTAGCATACGCTTCGTGTTTTCCTGTGTCGAGACCTAGCGGGTGTGCGGCGGGTGCGGCTCGCACGTGAGGCACTTGCCGCACAGCGTGCAGTGTGCGTGATCACAGTTCCTGCTCATCGCCGACCTCCTTTCAGCGCATCGGTGAACGCCCGCCATTCAGGGGCACTGAACGTCAGCACCGGCCCCTCCCGGTCCTGCGTGTCACGCACCGCGACACCGGAGGCGACCTCCACGCACTCACCGTTCTGGCACAGCCCCGCCGTCCGCCAGTCCGCGGCCTCCACGCAGGCGCCGGAGTTGCTCTGGCTCGCCTTGCGCCAGTCGCCTGCCTCCACGCAGTCGCCGTTGTAGGCGCTGCGGCGCGGCTTCCGCCAGTCCGTCACCTCAATGCAGTTGCCGTTGCTAAAGCTGTGGCTGCTCTTGCGCCAGTTCATGATCCTCCCTGTTCCCGTTCTGCTGCCCTGCGCGCGGCGATCTTCGCCTCTTCGGCGAGCACGCGCTGATGGGCGCGCTCGGCCGCCGCGGCGGCCTGCGCCTTCGCGATCTCCAGTGCCTTGCGGAGAGCTTCGTTACTGGCCATGATCGTTTCCCTTCAGCTAGTGGCAGGCCGTGCAGGAACAGCCGGGAGCCTCCCCGAAGCAGTGCTGCACGCCCCACCGGCACAGCCGGCACTTCTTGCCCCGGAGCCTCATCATCATGTGTCTCACGTCGTCCACCTCTCTTTGCCGTCCCGGCCGCCATTCGAACAGCCGGGGTTCGAACGAATCCCTCCGGTGAGGGATTCACTTCTGTTTCTTGCCCTTCCGCGTGCCTGTGCCCTTGCAGAAGAAGCACGGGCCGGACCGCTTCCGGTTGCTGCCCCACCGCTTCCCCGTACCCTTGCACCACCAGCACGAGACGTCCGGGAGATACCGGCGCAGCCCCCACCATCCGACGATGATCAGGACGGCGATGATGATGCCGACAGCGACGTTCATCGGCTCGGCCCTTCTCTCTGACTACCTAGAGTGGCAGTCACGCTTTGTGCAGATGTGGCGGAGTGTAGTCATCGCGGTCTGTCACGGTCTGTCACGATGTTACGGAGCGTTGTCGCAGGTCGTGTCGCATTGTCGCAGGCCAGGGAGGAAAGGCGAGCGGCCGAAGGCCGCTATTCTCCGCCGCGTTTCCTCCCGGCGTCGGCTGTCGTAGCTCTCCGTGACCGTCGTGGCCTGCGACAATTGTCACTTTGCGTCACCACCTGGGAAAAGGCGACGGACGGTAGTCATTACTCTGCGTGTCCATCGCAGGGTCTCTACCCCGTAGCCGCCGTACTTGACCGCCAGCGTGTGCAGCCCCTCCGGGCTCGGGTACTCCAGCTGCTCAGCAGCGTTGCCGAGCGTCACCCCGGAGCGCAGCAGCACCGCGGCCTCCTGGCCGATCGCCGTCACGCACCCGTGGCAGCGCCTCCCGTTGCCCGTGAACGCCTCTCCGCAGCGCACGCAGAGCTTCGCGGGTTTCGGCTTGGCGCCGTTGTTCTTCTTCCAGTCGTCCACGTTCTCGCGGCGCGTGCCGTAATGCATATCCTCGGGGACACGGCACCATAGCGGTCCCTTCGCGGGGTCGTGCAGCGTCTCCTGCCCCTCAGGGCACTCGCCGACGTGTGCGGACAGGATGAGCTTGTGCCCCAGCACGGTCCGCTTGACGCCCGCGTCGTCGGTGACGTTGAAGATCACGTAACCGGAGTTGTTCAGCCGGCCCGTCAGCAGGACACCCTTGAGGCGCCTGCCGGCTACCGTCCGGTCGACCGAGCGGATACCGCCCGACACCGTGACGACGCGGCCCTCCTCGACCGCCCACACGGTGTTGTCAGATGCCTCGTAGCTGGAGAAGTCCTGCGGCGGCTTCCACGTCTCGGTCCGCCGGTCACTGTCAGTTGTCATCGGAGTCCTTTCGCGAAGGTATGCAGATCGGTCAGGAGGTATTCGTTCGCGCCGCCGCGCGTGCCGCACGGCTTCGGCGGGTCCGCGGCGCGCTCGACGGCCTTGCGGACCGCGGCGAGCGACCGGCGCCCGAAAACGCCCTCGTCGACGGCCTCGCGCAGTGTCTTAGCAGGCGGCTGCGGGGGCTCTTGTCGTACGACGTCGCCCAGTTCAGGGGGGTTATGGGAAGAGATGGCGCGTGCTGCGACACTGGGCGGCCACAGCTGCAGCGGGACGCCCTCGGGGCCGGACGGGATGCGGGCGACGATGCCGGAGACAGCCAGGTCCCGCGCCCACGCGACCGCCTTGTCGCTGACCTCAGTGTCCTTGTCGTCCAGGTGCAGGTAGGGGACCTGCGTTTCCCGCACGCCTTCGCCGGTCACTACCTGTATCCGCCCGGGGATGGTGGTCATCGGCGGCATCGGGATGTGCTTGCCCACCACCATGTCCCAGCCGGGCCGGTCCCAGCGGGCCATCAGCTTGATACCGCAGTTAGTGCGGACAGACGAGTCCTTCACCCCCGTCGACTCAACGGTCAGCATCTGCGCGATCAGGATCTCGTGCATGTCGGAGGCCCGCCCCGCAGCCGACAGCGCCGCCAGCCCCGACAGCGCCGGGGAGCGCTTCGGGTCAGTCTCCTTGTCGCGGATCTCGGTCCAGTAGTCCTTAAGGGGCTGCATTCCGTAGTTCAGCTCCTCGCACACCACGATGACCCGCGACCCTACGTTGCCGCGCACCCGGCCGGTTCCCTCCGCCGAGTAGTAAGCGGCCCGGATGCGCCGCTTCAGCTCCCTGCCGAGCCACGTCAGTGCCAGGTGCAGGTCAGCGACGTCGTGGGCGTTGATCACGTTCGGGAGGCCCTGCAGCCACAGGTGGCTGATCCACTTCGGGTCGAGGTTGAAGATCAGCGATCCGCGCATCATCTCCTGCAGCAGCATGAACGCCGCCAGGTTGCTCTTGCCGCCGCCCGATCCGCCGGGGACGGCCACGTGGGGGCTCTGGCCGTAAGATGCCTTCGTGATCGCGTCCTTCTTGCCCATGCCGATCACGAGCTCGTCCGCGGCGGCGGCCTTCACGGCGGCGGCGAGGTCTTCCCACGTCACGTGCGCCGGCGGCGGCTCACTCGGCGTGAACGTGACAGACCGCATCCGCCCCTTCAGCCGCCAGTCCGTATCCGGGGCCTCGATGGCGAGCCGCGTGGTGACAGCCTGCAGCACATAGCCCTGGTCGGCCGGGCTGATCTCGGTGTCATGCGGCCACTCGATGGCAACGCCCTTGATCACGTCGCGTGCCCGCTCCACCTCGAGCCTGACGGGCCGGGCGGGTATCCCGTGCAAGAGGGTGCCTTCCAGCGGCCGCACGTAGTGGCGTTCATGCTGCCAGTGACGGATCTTGTGCACCGCGCGCCACACGCCGAGCGCGGTCAGCGCGGCGGCCGCGGTGCACAGGCACACGACAGTCGCGAGCGTGGCCGTGACCAGCCCGTACGCGATCGTGAGGGCAAGGACGGTGCCGCCGGTGCGGTAGCCGGCCCGGCGGCGGCGCGGCAGGTAATGCCAGCGCAGCGCCGACGGGTGCAGGGCACGGTCCCCGCGGCGCGTCCACGTCGCGTTCGTCCGGTGCTCCCCGTCCATGCAATGGCCGCTGAACCAGAACCACGCCGGGCCCAGCACCCGCGCCACCGCGAGCAGGAACCCGCTCAGCACCCTGATCACCAGGATCGCCGCAATGATGGCCAGGCACAGGATGACCACGGCATCCCTCACTGGCCGTTCCCGGCGCTCCGCAGGTGCTGCTGGATGAGCCGCGCTTTCTCGTCGCCGACGTGCATGACGGTCATGATGCGGCGGATGCCCGGCACCCTCCCGGCGTCGGTGTCGTCACGGAACATCCGCTCGGCCCTCGCCGCGTGACCGTTCAGTGCGGCGCGGATGAGTGACGGATCGGCTGGCGGCTCAGGTGCACCCGGAACCGCCCGCTTAGCCACCACCCGCTTCAGCACCCCGAGACCCACCGCCAGAGCGGCGGCGGCAGCCAGCGGGGGGATAGACGCCGTGCCCCGGTCGGTGATCCTGTGCGACGCGACGTGGCCGATGTTCCCGGCGACGGACACGGCGAGCCCGGCCAGCGTCACGAGCCACGCGCCGGCGCGGTCCCGCGTCCGCCACCCGTCGATCAGCGCGACGAACAGCGCCAGCTCCCCGACCGCAATGAACACGTCAACCTGAAGCGGGAACGCGGCCTGCCAGAAGCCGGTCAGGCCGTGATGCCCGGCCCACTCGTACAGGCCGCGGTAGGACTCGGCGAAGGCCGCGCCGGACGCGGTGGCGACCAGGACGGCAATGGCGATCAGGGCGGCGAGGCGGGGGCCGCGCAGGATGCCCGGACGGGGCAGCGGAGTGTCATCGCCGGCGAATCTCGCGCGGATGCTGCCGAGCCGGGTGCGCAGCCGGGTGAAGACGCCGTCTTGTGATGCAACGGTAACGACTCGGTCTCTAGAGTGGCCAGAGTTGCCACTGTTAGGTTTCAACGTGGGGCCTTTCCTGCTGGTTCAGGGAGGGTGAGCCGTCTTCGGGCGGCTCCGGGCTGCGTTGAGTGCTTTGATCACTTGGCGCGGCCCGCCTGTCAGTTATTCAGTTGACTTCGGTAGAGCTACGCAGTGCCGGCAGAGTCCGGGTCTCCTCGGTGATTGAACTCCACTATCGCCTCGTGGAGCTGACCGAGCTGCGCGGCCATCTGCTGCAAGGCGCCGTTCATGCCGGCGGCGCATTCGGCGATCTGCTCGATGCGCTCGGCCGTAGTCAGCTCATCCACCGGCACACCGCCGCTCCAGCTCGTCGAGGAGCCCGCGAAGGTCGAGCGCGGCCGCCTGCTCGCCCCCGTCGCGCACCGCCCGCCACAGCAGCCGCTCGTCGCACGTGATCAGCCACTCCGGGTGCGCCTCCTCGAACGCGCGCTGCCGCGCCACCTGGTCCACGGCGTCATCGACGCCGCGCAGGTGCCTCTCTCTCGGTCCCCTGTGATCCATTCCCGCTCCCCCTTTTAGTGCGCTTTCCTGCGGCTGAAGAACTCCCGCAGCGCCGTCAGCACCACCTCGCCGAGCGACATGTCGTTCGCCTTCGCGTAGTCCCGCAGTTCCGCCTCGTCGGGCGGCGGCAGGCGCACGCTGAGCGGCTTACGCTGACTGGGCAACGCCGGCCGCCCGCGAGACGGTGAGCGTCCGCTCGATCTCGTCGAGCACGGTTTCAGGGATGACGTTGTTCAGCCCTAGCAGCGTTGCGCGCAGCTCGACCTCGCTCATCGTCATGATGTGGCTGTCGGCCAGCTGCCACTTGTCTCGTGCCTTCACGTTCCGCCCTCTCGATTGGTGTACTACACCGCACCATACGCGAAGGTGTACTACACCGCAAGGGGGCGCGGCTAGTACGGCACGTGCAGCGCCACGAGCGCCACCGCCACCGCGCCGAGGAACGCGAGCGCGGCGAGCACCCGGGCCGCCGACCGCAGGACGCGCATCACGACACGACGTTAACGCCAATTGACAGTGACCGCGCAGCGTCAGGGCACATTGAGGGCACATCGCATCGCGCTCTAATGACCCCTGATGACCCCTCATGACCCGTCAAATCCCAGCTCAGGAACGGGTCAAAGCCCTGGCCAGCAGCGCCCATCAGTTTCCTATCAACTAATCCCGCAGCGTATTAACCAGGGATAATGTCCGGTTTGCCGTCCCGGAGGGCACTTCCGGGGCATCTCGACTGCCGGAAAGAGGGTAATCCGGGTGGTCGCTCCAGACGGTGGCGAGGTCCAGGACGTTCCGGGTTAGGCACGGTGAGGGTCACCCAGCTGATCATGTCGGCGAGAGCACGGTCGGCTTCCACGGGGTCTGCGGGATCGGCAGTGATGAACCGCAGCCGGGCCGAGTAGTAATTGCCTTCCGGGGTCTGGTACCGCCCGGCGGCGGCGAGTTCAGCGACGATGGCGGCCTCGTCAACCTCATCCATGGTCAGCCTCCGTTCCCCCGCCGAGCGTATCCGCCCCGCCGAAGAACCGGTCAACGGCCGCGCGCCCGTCGTCGCCGCTCTCGCCCGGCATCAGGTGCGCGTAGGTGCCCAGCACCACCGCCGGGGTGTCCCCTAGCCACGCAGCCGTCCGCACCACGTCGATGCCGGCCCGCAGCCACACCGACGCCGCCGTGTGCCGCAGCGCGTGCATGCCGTTCTCCCGCGCCGCCGCCCGCTTCTCCCCCGGCGCCAGCGGCGGCGTGATCCCCGCCTTCTCCTGCGCCGGCCACCACGCCGACGGGTTGAACAGGTCCCGCTTCAGCGGCAGGCCGTCCGGCCGCGACAGCACCAGCCGTACCGTCACCGGGCGGCCGTGCGCGCCCGGGTCGCGCAGGTCATGCCACGGCAGCGTCACCTCCTGCGGCGGGTACAGCTCCATGTGCCGGGACAGCCGGGGTGCCAGCGACGCCGCCAGCGGCACCTGCCGGGGCCTGCGGTTCTTCAGCGGCGCGAAGAACAGCTGCCCGGCCACCATCTTCAGCTGCCGCGTCACCGTCACGTGCGGATGCCTGCCGAGGAATGCAACGTCCCCGGCCGCCAGGCCGAACAGCTCCCCCTGCCGCAGCCCGGTGCCCGCGCCGAGCGGCGGCAGGATCGCGTACCTGGCCGGCAGCGCCGCCGCCATCGCCTCCACCTGCTCCGCCGTCCACGGCCGCGCCTTGTTCTGCCCGCGCGGCGGCAGGCTCACGCTCGCCGCCCGCACCGGGTTGCGGGACACCAGGCTGTCATCGGCCGCCGCCCTGAACACCGCCGACACGTTCCCGGCGACCTCCCGCGCCGTCGACGGCTGCAGCGGCATCGCCGCCATCCACGCCGCCACCAGCGACGGGCGCCGCGCCAGCTCCCGCAGCCGCCGCTGGCCGATCGCCACCCCGCCGCGCGGGGTCCGCCCCGAGCCGGGCCGCGCCGGGTCCTCGTACACGTGCAGCCGCAGGTGCTGCTCGAGCAGCTCCGCGGACACCGTGTCGTGGCGGCGCGTCTTCCGCCAGTCCTCCGCGTACGCCTGGAGGGTGACGTCGGCGGCGGCCGGGTCGGTGTAGTCGCCGGCGTTCAGGTCCCGGCGCAGCTGCGCGTCGAACGCGTCCGCGTGGCGGTTCGGGTCCTTCCCCTCCCTGTAGGCGAAGCTCTTCTTGCGCTGCCTGCCCTTGTCGTCGTAATAGCGGACCTGCCAGCGGGGGCCGCGCCCGTGGACGGCCGACGGGTACAGCCTCGCGCGGCCCCGGCTGTGCTCCCGGCACAAAACATCGCCCGATTTCGTGTGCCACCGGTCGTAGACGGCCAATTCCCGCTCCTGAGGGATTCATATTTGCTGAAATTTGTTTCCTAAAAGTTTACTCACCTGTCACGTTGCAATCATCTGGTAACAAAGTGTAAAGTCCCTGCATATCCCTGTCCTCCAGACCCCGGGAAAGGGAACCACGCAACGTCCCGCGAGGTTGCGAACACAAGCCGCACACTGGTCCAAGGGAGGGCCTGATGCTGTTCGTGCCGCGCAGGATGCGCATCCCGCTTGTCGCTGTCACCGGCGCCGCACTCGCCCTGTGGGGGCTCGCCGGGGCCGGGTTCTCCGACCGCGCGACCGACCTGCTCTCCTCCGCCGCGGGCGCGGTCACCGTCATCAGCGTCAGCACGTGGACCATGCTCGGCGTCGCGTTCATGATGCGGGACCGGGACAAGGAACTGCTCATCAGGTCCATCGCCGACGAGGCTAGGAAGCGCGCCGAGCCGGGCCGGACGGGCCCTCTTCGCCGGATCCAGTAGGCAGGAGGATGCCGGCCAGCGCGTCGACCGCTTCCTGCTGCTTATCGGGCGGGAACCGGCGGCGGATCAGGGCCAGCAGGTCGGGGATCATGGCCAGCAGGGCCGGCGGGATGACCGGCTGCCTGTCTTCCTGCTGCGCCGCGATGCGCTCCATCTCGCCGACCGGCCAGCCGAGCGCTTCCTCTATCTGCGCCCTGGTGCGGGCGATGGGCCAGCGGCCCCGGCTTTCAAGGTTGCCGATGGTCTTGGTGGTCACACCCGCGGCGGCGCCCAGCCCCTGCTGCGTCATGCGCAGCTCACCACGGCGGGCGGCGACCGCGCGGGCTGCGCGCTGCCTGCCGTCCATAAAGAGAATAATGAGGGACTAATAGGCAATATTCAAGTGTTCCTTATGTTCTCTGAAGTGACTGGCGGGAGCAGAAATGTTTCCCGTTATTGCCGATTCTGCTTGACAAGGTTTCCTAAGCGCTCATAAAGTTGCCTGCATGACACAGGCAACGGACGCCGTCGAGCTGCGCCTCGCGGAACTGCTGCGCGCCGGGCAGCTCCCGCCGGTCGCCGAACGGCGCCGTATCCGCATCCAGTCAGGCGCCTCGCTGCGCCGCATGGGCGAGGAACTCGGCGTCACCGCGACGGCGGTCCACCGCTGGGAGAAGGGCATCGACTGCCCGACGCTCGAGAACGCCGTCAGGTACCGGCTGCTGCTCGACCAGCTCGCCGCCCTCATCGATGACGACGGTGAGGTTGCGTCATGACCGCGCCGAAGGCTGTCCGGCACCTGTCCCCGGCCGAGCTCTCAGAGCGGCTCGGCGTCCCCGCCGAGACCCTCAAGCGGTGGCGCCGCACCGGCGCCGGCCCCCGGTTCCTCCGCGTCGGCAGGCACATCCGCTACCGGACCGCAGACGTCGAGGCGTGGGAGAAAACCCGCCTCGTCACCACAGCCGCATAGAAGGGGCCCCCTGCCGCGCGCAACGGCAAGGGGCCACCCGGCGGGAGCGAGCAAGCTTTCGCCGGTCACAACGAGATTAACAGGAGCGAGCAGTGCAGACACATATCAACCGGAGTGTCGTCCCGGAGGGTGACCTTCCCGTCGAGGCGGTGACCGGCGAACTCGCCTGGATGATCCTCGGCGAAGTGCAGCTCTACCTGTCCCCCGGCGACGCCGACCGGCTCATCAAGGCCGCCGCCGAGGCGAAACAGCAGATGGACACGCTGCGGGACGCCGCCGGGGTGATGACGTGACCGGCCCGGAGCACTACCGCCTCGCCGAGGCCAAGCTGGCTGCCGCCCGCGAGATTGCATCGCCCGCGAGCGGCCACAGCGACGAGGACGCAATCAGGCTGATCGGCATGGCGCTACAGCGCGCCCAGGTCCACGCCACGCTGGCGCTCGCCGCCGCGATCGTAGACGGCCCGGCCGTCATGCGCCCGGAAGACAGGGACGACTGGGACCGCGCCACGGGACGCACGTCATGAGCGCCGTGGCCCCCGGCATCCCCGAATACCTCACCGCCGCCGAAGTGTCCGGCCTGTACGGCGTCACCGCGAGACAGGTCTGCATCTGGGCGAGGGCCGGGAAGATCGCCGGTACGCGCACCCCCGGCGGGCGGTCCTGGCGCTTCCCCGCCGCCCAGTTCGCCGACCTCATCCGCGCCGCCGGCGGCATCCCGCCGCAGAGGGGGTCAGCGTCATGAGCGCCATCACCGAGCGGGTCGCCGCCGGCGCCGCGTTCCTCGACGAGCACGACCCGGAGTGGTGGCGCGCTGAGGTCGAGCGAGCGATCATCCTGGAACGGCTGGACCTCGCCGAGGGTGACATGTGCGTACTCGGCCAGCGCTGCCCGCTGGAAGTCCTTGCGGCCTTCATGGCTGTTCCGGTCGGCAACCTGTTGCCGGTCGACTTCAGCGAAGGTTACGACGCCTACCTGTGCCACCTCTCGGGCATGCGTGACGCCGAGCGCGTCGACTGGGCGTGCGATCGGGGCTTCGCTCTCCTCCCCGACGCGCACTCACCCGAAGCGCTGGCCGCCATGCCCGGCAAGTGGGATGAGCTGACCACCGAGTGGAAGCGCGTCATTACCGAGAGGCGGTCAGCGTCATGAGCACCTCTCACGAGTGCCCGGCGGCAGGCTGCACGCGCAACGTCGGCCAGCACATGCTCATGTGCCGCCCGCACTGGTTCATGGTCCCGAAGCCGCTCCGCGACGACGCGTGGGGGGCGTGGGCCGGGGGGATGGGCGCAGGCTCGCCAGAACACCACGATGCCATCATGGCCGCCATTGAGGCTGTCAACGCGAAACTGGCGGCCAAGCCATGAGCGTCCTGGCCAGGATTCCCGTCCTCGGGCTGCTCGCCGCCCACCCCGGCAGCCGCGCCGACCCTGACCGCAAGCTCCGTGCGCGCCCAGCTGCGGACGACGCGCGCACGGACGGGCCGCCCCCCGATCCCGCAACGGGGGCGGCCCGCTACCCGCCGGGCGGCGTCCTGCTCGGCGGCCAGCCCAGGCGCCCCGGATCCGCCGGGCTGCCCGCGAGAGACCCCGACGTGCTGGCGCGCATGCACCGCAGGCTGGGACTGCCGCGCGAGACGGAGACGGAGGCGGCGTCATGAGCGCCAGCCCGGCCACCGGCAACTGGGAGGACCGGGCGCTCTGCGCGGAGGTGGACCCTGAGCTGTTCTTCCCCGAAGGCCAGGGCAACCACGGCTTTCGCGACGCCAAGCGGGTCTGCCTGGCCTGCGAGGTCCGGGCCGAATGCCTCGGCTACGCCCTGGAGCACCCCGAACTCCGCGGAGTGTGGGGCGGCCTGAGCGAGAGGGAACGGGGCGCGCGGCGGCAGCCCGCAGCAGGCGTCAGCGCCGCGCCGGCGGCCGCCCGGGACGCGCGGCCGCACGGCACCCTCACCGCCTACCGCCGCCACTACCGGCTCGGCGAGAAGCCCTGCGAGCCGTGCAGGCAGGCCAATGCGCGGGATCTGGCAGACCGCAAGCTCAGGAGGGCCGCATGATCCTGCTCCGCATCCTCGCCGCCGCCATCAGCTGGGGTGTCCGCATCTACCTCAGCCTCACCCTCCTCATCGTGGTGGTCCTCATCGCCGTGCCCGTCGCCGGGCACCTGCGGCGGCTGTGGCGCTGCGACCCGTGCCACGGCAAGCCCGGCAAGTGCACCTGCAAGTCCAAGGCCAGGTGCAGGCACCCGCTGTGCGGCGCCGCCGACACCGGCGTCAGCAACGCGGAGTTCAGCCGCGAGCTGCGGGCACTGCTCGACAAGGACGGCGGCCAGCGGTGAGCGCCGTACTCGTCCCGGCCAGCAGCGAGGCCGAATGGCTGGAAGCGCGCAGGCAGGGCATCACCGCGTCGGAGATCGCCGTCGTGCTCGGCCTGAGCCCGTACAGCTCGCCGTACAAGCTGTACCACCAGAAGCTGGGCATCCTGCCAGCCGACGGCGACAGCCCGGCGATGGAGCGCGGGCGCGTGCTGGAGCCGTATGTCGTGGGGAAGTTCGCCGCGGCGCACCCGGATTTCATCGTCGACGGCGACGGGCGCGAGCTGTTTGCCCACCCCGAGCGCGCATGGCAGATGGCGACGCCCGACCGCCTGCTGTTCACCGATCAGACGCCGCCCGGCATAGAAGAGCCGTTCCTCACCCTCGGGTCGGCCGGCCTGCTGGAGACCAAGACAGCCTCCGACATGAGCGAGTGGGGCGAGCCGGGCACCGGCGAGATACCCGTCCACTACCGCGCCCAGGTGCTGTGGCAGATGGACGTCATGGGCGTCGCCGCTGTCTGGGTCGCCTGCCTGGACGTTCCCCGGTGGGAAGTGCGCGAGTACGTCATCGAGCATGACCCGTACGTCCCGCTTGGCTACGACGTCACGCACACGATCGACGCCACGGGCGGCATCTGCGACCTGTGCGCCGACATCCTCATGATGCGCGTAGCCGCGCTGGAGTTCCTCGATCGGATCGAGCGCCAGGACGCACCCGACGTCGACTGGCGTCCCGCCACCATCGGCGCGCTGAAGGCCCTCCACCCGTCAGTCACCGACGAAGACGTCTTCGTCGGCTCGCAGGTAGCCCGGCGGTACCGCGCCGCCGCCCGCAACCACAAGCACTGGGAACAGCGCAAGAGGCTCTACGAAGCGCAGCTGCGCCAGCAGATGGGCTCCGCGCGCCGCGCATGGTCCGGCGGCGAGGTCATCGCCCGCCGCGACGTCTTCGAGCAGCGCGAGTACGTCCGGAAGGCAACGACCGTCGACAAGCTCGTGCCCGTATACCCCAAGGAGAAGCAGTCATGACCGCCCAGACCGTCAGCAGCGCCGTCGCCCAGCGCGACAGCGGCCCCGCCGAGATGGTGCGCCAGTCCCGCGACTGGTTCCGCACTGTCGTCCCCTCCCACATCGACGCCAACGCGTTCGTCGCCCTGGCCATCGCCAACCTGCGGAAGAACCCGGCGCTCGCCGCCGCGGCGCAGCGGAACCCGGCCTCGTTCATGGCATCCCTGTCCGAATGCGCCCGCCTCGGCCTGGTACCCGGCGACACCTACCACCTGGTGCCGTTCGGGAATGAGATCACCGGCATCATCGACTACACCGGCGAGATCGAGCTGATCTACCGAGCCGGGGCCGTCTCATCGGTCAAGGCCGAGATCGTCTACCGCAACGACGACTTCCGCTACACGACGGACATGGACCGCCCCGAGCACGCGCCCGACTGGTTCGGCGACCGCGGCGAGCTGATCGGCGCCTACGCCTACGCCGTGATGAAGGACGGCGCAACCTCCAAGGTCGTCGTCTACTCCAAGGCCGAGATCGACAAGGTGCGCGACTCCGGCAACGGCGCGAAGAACCCGGCGTGGAAGACCTGGTATGACCGGATGGCGCTGAAGACCGTCATCCACCGGCTTGAGCATTTCGTGCCGACGTCGGCCGAATACCGGCGCGAGCAGCTCCGGGCGGCGGCCGAGATCAGCCAGCAGGTCAACAGCACGGCCCCTGTCCCTGCCGCGCCTGCCGCAGCGGCAGGGATCGTCGATGCCGAGCTCATCGACGACACCCCAGACGCCTCGCCCGCGGGCGGGCAGCCGACCCCCGATGCTGCCCGATCCGTGCCGACACCGGAACCCGCGGGCGAGGCCCCACGTCCCGCAGCGAAGATCACCAGCGGGCAGGTGAAGCTGCTCGACGGGCACCGCCAGCGTCTCTGCGACGACAGCGCCGAGGACTGGGATCAGTGGCTCGCCGACCTCGCGAAGCTCGCGGGACTGGAGACGCCCATCGCCGCGCCCGCTGAGCTGACCCAGGCCGAGGCGAAGCGGGCGATCGACCAGCTGAAAGGACTGGGCGATGCGAAGGCGCTGCGGCGGCTGCTGGACACCGGCGAGGTGCGCCATGGCGAGTGACCCAGCAGAGCTGCTCGAGGCGATCGACGACGCCAGGATCATCGACGTCATCACGGACCCGGCGGGCGACTGGATCAAGGTCGGGGTGATCAGGCACGCGGTGCTCATCGGCATCAGCGGCTCGCCCGTGATCCTCGACACCCCCGAGCGGCGCGACCGGTTCATGAAGGCGTACGCCGAGGCCGAGCGCCAGGCCGAGGCGGCGGGAGATGGGTAGGCCAGCGCTGCCGCGCGAGCACGGCACGACGGACGACTAGGGAGACAAGGACACGTGGATGACGGCAGGCGCAGTCCGGTGGGCGTGGGCGAATTCCCGCGCGTCGAATGGCTCGCTGATCGTCATGCTCGCTATTGCGGATGAATGCGGAGAGGGTGAATTCACGGAAATGAGCATCGCCGCCCTGACACGGAAATGCCGTCTTTCCGACCGCGCCGTCCGCATGGCCGTGAAGGAGCTTGAGGCGCTCGGGGAGCTGTCCGTGGAGCCGCACCGGGGCGGTCTCAGCCGCTACGCACCCCGGCAGATTCTGCCGGACCACCCCGGCAGAATCTGCACCCCGGCAGAATCTGCACCCCGGCAAAATCTGCCGGACCACCCGAGAGAACCGCAGGTCAGCGGCACCCCGGCAGATTCTGCCGGACCTCAAATCTCCGACATGTATGTAAGTAGTACAGGTAGTAAACGGGCTGAGGTTAAAGACGTGCCGGCAAAGCCGCCACGCGCCGACGTCGACCGCCTCTGCGAGCATCTCGCCGACCGCATCACCGCCAACGGCTCACGCCGCCCGTCGGTAACCGCGAAATGGCGCGACGCCGCGCGGCTGCTGCTCGACAAAGACGGCATGACCGAGCAGCAAGTGCACGCCGCGATCGACTGGAGCCAGGACAGCGAATTCTGGCGGGCCAACATCCTCTCGATGCCGAAATTGCGCGAGAAATACGACCAGCTAAGGCAGCAGGCAAAGCGGAAGCCGGGACAGAACGGCGGCGACCGCAAGATAGGCATCATCGCCGGATTCATAGAGAGGGCCGGGAATGAATAAGCGGGAAACCGGGCTGCTGCTCGCCTACGTCATCGGAGCCTGCCCTCAGCAGCAGGTGAATGACCTGACGCCGGACGCGTGGCACGACATTCTCGGCCACCTCGAATACGCCGAATGCCGCGAAGCCGCCCGCGCCGTCGCTGCAAGGCAGCCGTTCGTCGCGCCAGCCGAGATCATCCGCGAGATCGCCGACCGGCGATGCGCGGAAAAGCCGCAGTCCGCCGCCTGCCGCGGAGGCGACTGCCGGGGCTGCCAGGTGTCGTGGTGCTGCCACACCTGCCATCCGCGCGCCGTTGACTACCTTGCCGGGCCGCAGCAGCCGCATAAGCCGGCGCTGCCGCCGCGCGAGGCCAGCGCGCCCGTGCAGCTCGCCAACGCGATGAAGGCGATCGGCAGGAGCCCGGACCCGTGACGGACACCGCCCTCGCCTGCTTCCGCTGCGGCGGGCACGGCCACTGGGCCGAATCCGAAACCTGCCCCTGGCTGAGAAAAGCAGGCAGCACGAGGGAGCATGGCCCGGATAGACAGCCTGCGAATGCGATTCCTCGAATGGCAGATAACGCCGCACCAGAAGCAAGAATTCATCCGGCACGAAAACGAGTTGTGGAGGAAAAGATGAACTTCGCCGACGGCAATTCAATGAACCTGGGCGCCGGCAGCAGCTACGGCACCAACAGCCACGGCGTCCAGTCCCCCGACGGCAGGCTTCCCGCCTCGGCGGCGTGGCTGTTCACCGTCCTGGTCTGGAGGATCTGATGAGCGGGAAAACAGACGGGCAGCTTGCCTACGAGGCGTTCTACACCGCATTCGGCGGCACCGTGCCCGACTGGCCGCCGATCGGCATGGAGGGCGGACGCGAAGCCTGGGAAGCCGCCGCAGCCGCAGGCGCCGACAGTGCGCGCGAGCGGATGGCGGAACTGGTCAGCGAGGTGGGCGAGCTGCGCGCCCTGCACAAGGAGGCTCACGTCGCCCTGGACAACATGCTGGCGCAGCGCGACCAGCTTGAGCGGGAAAGCCGCGCGGCACGCAACGAGTGCGACCAGCTGCGCGTCATGCTGTCCACGCTGACCGACCGGGCCGAGGCGTCCGGCACCATCACCGAGGACGAAGCCGACGAGTACCGCGACCGGGCTGGCCTCAAGGCGTGGCAGACAGCCAACGCTGCGGCAGTCCTGGCCGGACCGGATGCCCTCGGCGACCTCCAGGCCGCCATCCCGGACAGGGACGGCTGACATGGACACGACCGTCAACGCCGAGCCCGCCCCGGTCATCACCATCGACGGGCCGAACGACTGGCTCGCCGCCGCCCCCGGCTGGCGCCCCTACCGGGACACCAGGTGGGGCAGGCACAAGAACGCCCAGGTCTACCGGGCCCGCCAGTACCTCGCGCAGCGGGTGGACGGCGGCGGCAGCGGCACGGAAACCGTGTTCCGCCGCGCAGCCGTCATCCTCGCCGCCAGGCCCGGCGCGCCCGAACTGGAACGGATGCTCGGCATCCGCGCCGCCCTGGACCTGGAAGGCCAGGACGTCAGGTGCCGCGACTGCCGGAAGACGTGGCAGTGCCAGCCCGCAGAACCGTGCTACGAGGCCGGGCCGGACGGCGGCCTGTGCCTGGCGTGCATGCTCGCCGAGACGCGCCGGGACGTGGCCGTGCCCGCGATCGAGGCGACGGCGGTCACCGGGCCCGCGAAGCCCCGCGCCAAGGCACGCGCCAAGGCCAAGGCCGACGCGGACGACGCTGACGCGGCGGGCGGCACGGCCACCGAGACGGGAGAATCCTGATGGCCAGAACCTTTGTCGGCGTCAAGAAATGCGAAAGGCCCGGCTGTGACAAGCAGGCCGTATGGGACTGGACGCCGCGCATGATGTACCTGTGTGACGAGCATGCGGCAGACTGCGACCTAAGCGACCTTGAGGAACTGTGACCGCTGACAGCCTCGCCGCGTCCTGCGCTGACCTGGCCCGCTGGCTGCCCGCCGCGACCGTCCTCACCCGCCATCCCGACACCGACGGCAGCACCGGCAGCGGCCAGCCCGGCAGCCGGCCGCCGTGGAACACCGCCGCCGCGAACGCCGTCACCGACGCCGCTGAAGGCGTCCGCCGCCTCGAGGCGTCACTGCGCCGCGACGTCACCGGCCGCCCCGGGCGCAGGCGCGGCGGCTCCGACGCCAACACGGCCGCGGCGCTGAAAGCGATCGAGAACCTCGGCCGGCATCCCGAAGCGGACGCCTACACGGCGTACAGGTGCCTGCAGCGGTGGACGCGGGCGATCCAGCAGCTGCCCGCCGTGGACGAGGCTGAACCGTGGCGGCGGGTGCCCGCAAAGTGCCCGTACTGCGGGTTCGCGATGCTGCGGATACAGGCGCGGCTGGGGCGCGTCGCATGCCTGCGCGGCGGCGGCGCCTGCACCGACGGCGACGGACGGCCCCCCGTCGGGCAGCTCGACGTGTCACAGCTCACCGGCGACCCGCTGATCCGCTGGGCGGACGGATTGGTGGCACCATGAGCCCTGAGGGGAAACGCGAGTACAGGCGTCGCTACTACCAGGCAAACCGCGATCGAATCCGCGAACAATCACGTCAGTGGTACGCCGCAAACACGGAGCAAGCCAAGGAGACTTCGCGGCGATATCAGAAGGCCAATCGCGAACAGAGGCGCGAGATCGAGCGCAGGTGGCGTGAAGCAAACCCGGAGAGGGCGCGAGCGAGCACGCAGAGGTACCGCCGGACAGCGAAGGCCCGTTTCGCGATAGAGATTCGGAAGCACGGACCGGCGATCCATGAATACTGGGCAGTGACGTGGGAACGGCAGGACGGCAGATGCTACCTATGCACCGACCCGCTCGATCTTGATAAGGCGTGGGAGGTCCACATCGACCACGACCATTCCTGCTGTCCCACTGGACGCACTTGCCCGTATTGTCGACGCGGGCTAGCTTGTCGGCGCTGCAACACGCTGATCGGCCACGTTAACGATGACCCTGACCTTCTGCGGAAGATCGCTGACAACCTTGAACCCGTCCTCATGGCAACCCGTAAGCGACTCGCGATAAAGCCCGTCCAAGATGTACTTTGCTGACGATTCCCGCACCATGACCCGCATACGGCACCATGTACACCATGGAAACGGTCGCGCTGACGCTGAGCGAAGCGGCCGCCATCCTCGACCCGCCCGTCACCGCCGACCAGCTCCGCGCCATCGTCACCGCGCTCGGCTGGAAACCCGCCGGGAACCGGCACACCGGCAAGCGCGGGCGGCCATGGCCCGTCTACGACGCCGGGGAACTGCTCAAGCTTCATGCGGCGCTCGTTCCCTTTCTCGCCAATAACCGTGCATAATGGGCGCGAGACCTCATGCCCTGAAACGGGCTGAGGTCTTCTGCGTACCAGCCCACGGAGGCATCATGACGACCCTGCAGGCGTGGATCCTGATCATCCTGGTCGGCATCATCGCGCTGGCCTACCTCGTCGGCCTGTTCCGCGGCCGCGCCGCATAGTGAGCTTCTGGCCGTACGGGTTCACCAGTGCCGACCGCGCGGTACTCAACGGACTCGCGGCATCCGTGAAAACCATCACTGCGACACTGGGGAAAATCATGAGCGAAGACGCTGCCATCGCCGCGACCGCCGCTGACATCGAGGCGGACGTGACCGCGCTCAAGGCGTCGATGGCGTCCTCGGCCGCGCTGATCGCCAGCCTGCAGGCCGAGATCGCCGCCGGCACCGCATCAGTATCGGCAGCCACTATGGCCGCCCTGGCGCAGGCCAAGACCGACCTGGACGCGGTAGCCGCACCGCCAGCTGCGTAAACCATGCCGCGCTGGCTGATCCTGCTCGCCGTCGTGCTCGTGGCGCGCACGCGCAACTGGCAGCGGTACGCACGGCGCGGCACCACAGCGCAGCGCGGCTACGACCACCGTCACCAGGCCGAGCGCGAGCGACGGCTGCTGCGCTACCGTCCCGGCGACAGGTGCGCTCACGGCGGCGAGCAGATGTGGTGGTGGCCGCTCACCGTGGCGCGCAGATTCCTTGACCTGCCGCACAACGCCGACCGCAGCGGCTACCTGCCGGGACTGGCGTGCCGCAGGCACAACCGCGGCGAAGGTGCCACCCGCGGCAACCTGATGCGCGGCGCCGTGCGGCAGTGGCAGGCGTCGCGGCAGTGGTGAGCGGCTTAGACTGGCCAGCATGCGGATCACCACGGGACGCGCCCGTGTACTGAACAGCGCCCGTCCGGCCTGGGTGATGGTCGGCCTGGAATGGGACGGCCCCGGCGTTCTGCTGATGGCCAGCGACCGGCTGTCACGCGCGCAACTGGACTTCGAGGCGCGGCGGTACGACTTCCGCGACATCGCGGACATGCTGGCGAACTTCACGCCGTCACTGGCGCTGACGGCGATCATCGACACCCGTCCGGCTGCAGGCCGCAAGGACGGCTACGTGCTGATCGCGGCACCGGACTGGGTGCAGGCCATGCAGGAACTCTTCGGCGAGTGGACGCCAGAGCCGGAACAGCACGCGCTGCCCGCAGCACCAGACGGCGGCGAGCAGCACGCCAGTGGCGACGGTCAAGCGCACACGACGGTTGCACCTGGCGCAGTTGCCATTGCAAACAGCGCAGCAGTCACGCGCAGTGACCACGGTCGTCAGTGACCGCGACCTGACCACCCGCTGACCACCCTCTGGGAACTGACTGCCATCCACTGATCTACCACCCCGCAAGTCTCTGACCTGCGAAAACGAATCGCGTTATGAAATCGTGACAGGTCAGTCGAC